TGGCGGAGCGGATGTCATCCCCGCCGAGGACTGCAACGATATCCATGTCGTGATCGGCGACAGCGTCGTTACCGACGCTGTACATCACTGACACATAAAGCGTGTCGCCTGGAATGCCCTCAGGGCGGAGACCGGTGACCACGGCGTAGCTTCCTACGTACGTGGTTTCACCGTAGATCCCCTCAGAAGGGCGATCGTCCACCCAGTTACAGCGTCCCCAGATGGAGTCTTCGAAATCCAAGGCTTCCATGTCTCTCCCTTCGCTCAGAGCCCTAGCAGGCTCGATAAGACGGACGCCCAGCGAGACATCGAAGATGCTCGCAACTCCGCACGGCTATGCCGCTACGGTAAGGCGTCCGCCCGACTAGCGCTAGGACGGTTTGTGCTAGAGCGACGCCACCCACGAAACAGTGATGGCGTGATTAGCCTGTGCCGCATCCAGATCCCCGGAAGGGACAGTCCTTTCCGGGACCAGCGGGGCTCCCGAGGTGGCGATGTCGTACAGCGTGCCCTTGAGCCCCACCCGGTACACCAGAGTCGCGAGGCAGTCGTCAGGAAGACGACCGTGCTCCATCATGTGTACGACCGCAGGAAGCGGATTGTTCACGTAGGCCGGATTGTCTCCGGTCATCACGCAGTACTCACCAACGTACGTGATGTGCGAGTAGAGGAACTCGTCATCCCTGCGGATCTCGCGATCCACGCGGAAGTGAACGGGGCAGTTCTCGCCGGAAGGGCAGTCGCCAGGCTTCTCAAACTCGATCATGATCTCTCCCTTTGCTTACAATCGGCAAGTGATGCCGCCAACACCAGCGAGCCCTTAGGCTCGCCAGCGAAGGTTGGTCACTTACTACGCAGGTACCGCCAGTGCGAGTAGGTGTAGCTCAGCGCCCATCGGGCGCCATTACCCTTACGGAGCTTGCGACGGAAGAAGCCCCAGAGTTCCTGGATCACTTCTCCACCACGATTCCGCCACGCTCGCCCCAGGTGAGGCGGTAGGCGATTTCCTGGCCCATGATGTATGTACCGGGAGTGGTGTTCTCCACGGCTACATACAGGTCCATGTAGTCCTCCCTGGAAGTTGCCGGGGTGAGGCTGTACCTATCCGCGCTCCACGGGACGTAGAATCCGTCCGCGTTCTGCTGGTACTCGTCGTACCACGCGGAGCCTCCGTAGAAGCTGCAAAACAGGTCACGAGCCACCCTCAGCGAGGGCACGGCCATGACCCGCTCCGTGTCGTACGAAGTGTACGAGTGGTACGACAGGCCGTGGTACATCGCAAAGTACTTAGGCTTGTTGCTCATTTCGGTCTCTCCCTTTCTGGTAACCCAGTCCTGTGACTGAATAGCCAATCGAACGGACGCCTCAGCGTCCGCTCTCAGGTCACTCAGAGAAGGTATCCTCGTACCACTCCACAGCCACGTAAGCGGCTCGCTTGTGGTCCGTGCTGCCCCCGATGTACAGCTTGGGGCCCGACTCCCACACCAGCTTACCGGCGCCGTAGATCCTGGCATCCCAGTACTCGGAGTCGTAGGACTCGCCGACCGTTCCTCCACCGACCTTGTTGACCACGACATTCAGCGGTGCGCCGTCGGAAATGCGGTAGATGCGACGGGTGTACTCGTACATGCTTATCTCTCCCTTTCTGCTGACCAAATGGCCAAGTCAACGCACGGCCCGAAAGCCGTGCGCTCAATGGTCATTCACTCGCGCATTCCGGCGAAGCCGGATGCTCACCGTAAGGCTTACGCCTTACTCGTACAGGTCATCACGCTGACAGTCGCCCATGATCTCGCAGCCTGCGTCTTCACACAGACGACACAGGGCTTCTTCGGGAACGCCAGTAGCGATGTCCTCGCACTGAAGGCACGCACAGTGCGTGTATCCGGCGGTGGAGGTGACGTACTCGAACTGGTTCACGCTTTCCTCCACGCACTTGCGGCAGATGTCGACGATTCCGTCATCGTGCTTGTTGGGCTCGAACCATTGCTCACCCTTGATGGACGGGTAATGACCACGAGCGCCACACTGGGTGCATGTACGACGCCCGCTCACCGGGCGTCCAGCTCGGCGTAGAAGTAATGCCGATGGACGTCCATCAGAGACAGGATCGATTCGTCCAGTTGGCCGTTCTGCCACGCCCACGGCTCCGGATTCGGAAGCAGGACGGAGCAGATGACCGGCTTGGGGGCCTTGAGAAACTTGTCCATGTTCTCTCCCTTTCTTCAGGCACCCCGGAAGGGTGCCCTGGAATGCCAACGTCAGAGACGCTGACAAACCTTGTACTCGGGCGGAGGGAGGCAGGTCCATGGGGCAGAACCCATGCACGACTTCACCCAGTCCTACGTATCATGACGCAGGCATTCAGGTGGGCCGATGATTAGCCTCACTGTCTCCGCCCTTGATCTAAGGGAAAGAGAGATATCCACTGTGCAATTCTCAAGGTCCGCTGTCTCGTTTAGGTCTCGTCTCCACTGCCCCGGCACTCCCCGAAGGGACGACTAGCCGTTGTAGCCGTGAGGCCCGTAGGCGTCTCACAACCCGCTAGATCCGGGAGGGGCTGGAATCCTCCACTGACTGCCTGCTAGTGGCTTACAGGGCCCTTCAGGGGCCCTTGCGCTAGGTCTACGGCTCTTTGGTTGATGTGCTCCGGATCTCAAGTGCTCTAGGCACATCCGGTAGTGCTTCAACAGTGTGTGTCGATGGTTCAAGAGCTCGCAGGCCGCTTCACCGTCATAGCAACGGTCGTTAGGCTTCTCATCACCCTTGCGGGATCATGTCCACCATGCGTTTCGATCGCGGTTGTCACGTCTCTGGCTCCTCCGGAGAGGTTACCGACATGTTTCCCTTGCAACTCGCAGGAAGCTAGCGATCACCCTGTCAGGCCCTTTGGCCTCGACACACACTGTTGAGTTGTAGTGCTTCGCCAGTGGCCTCGCCCGGTCTTGCTGGGCTCCGCTGCTGACAACGAGAACATTGCCGTTTGCAGTAGGGGTCTGACTAGCTTCCCAGGTCAGAGGGGGTTGTGTGTCCGAGTTGTCCGAATCATCAAAAGGTCGCGTTAGCTGAGATTCGCTGATATTTGCAGTGGATGAGTGCATCAGTGCAGGTCACGCCCTACGTGACCGTGAGTCATCTTTACAAGGGATTAGCTCACTCTCCGTCTAACTCAGGAGATTCTTCGGTCTGGGCAGGGTCTCACCGCAAGACTTCCTGTGGATGGACTGGAAGAACGCAAGAACACGTGCTCAGAGCCTGGATTCGCAGTGTTTGCTGGTGTGATGCAGCCCTCTCGGGCAGGGGCGTAACCCCCTACCCTCTTGGCAGCCACCTACGTGGTCTGCCTACGCGTGCGTGTGCACGCGCGTGTGATCCATCTACTACGCGTGCATGGGTGCTCATATGAGCGCGGTGTGTGCTCATGTGTGATGGGTGCTGACGCACTACAGATGTAGTGGAAGTATGTTGCGAGCACGCAATCTAGACAGGTGTATAGAACTGAACGCGTTCAAGTGTTAGTCCCCTCCAATGAGCGCCATCCCGCACACATGAGCGGCGATCTTATCGACAATGATGTTCATTAAGGGGGATATCGTCACACTGACGCTAAGTCTGTGCATCTATGTGTACACATGGTCGCCTCTATACACATACATGAACACACTCGCACGAATCCGGACATGTCCTGCCACGTCATCACCCATCGCCACAACACTGGGCGGAAGGGAAACTCAGGGGCATGTCCGACTTCTCCTGCCCTGGTGTGAGATCGGACCCCACCCTTTTAAATCTGCGTCGCGGGAGTGTGTGTGAGACCCCATAGAAATGCACCATATTTTCAGTAAGGGTGCCCTAAGTGTCAGGACCTAAACCGCTGAAGCTCCTGTCGGTACTTGTCAAAACGTTCGGCTGGCCCACTACCCTCCGTGACCGAAACCCCCAAAATCTATACACTCTCCGTATAACTTTGGTAAAGTTTTGGTAACATCTGGTCTAGGGCCGGACAAGGTAGCCGAACATCATGGCTATCTATATATAGATACTACAAACAACCAAGGGGCTCCTTCAGAGCCCCGTAAGGTTAGAGCATCTGCTGATGACAATGGAGGGGTCTGTTCTTTTCCAGAACCATGCCACTCCCTCCGCCATCATTCAAACTTCTACGGAGCCCCTTGAGGGGGCTCCTAATCCCATCACCAATCCCCTATCGGGGAATCCCTTCCGCCCCCGCTAGGGCCCCTCCGGGGGCCCGTAGCTGACTGTAGACTTCCTCGTCCAACTCGCACAGTAAGGCGCCTACTGTCCTTCGGACACATCTGCGCAAGAGAGTGCAGTATCTATAATAGTAGGTGACTTGTGGCCAAAGTAATTGCTGGTGCGAAGGAGATGACCGCCAAGCAGAAGAAGGAGACGATCCTTGCTTACATGCAGAGCGGCCTTACACAGGCCGCTGCTGCTAGGGATCTGAACATCCTTCCTCAGACGATCACCTACTGGCGACGGAGTGATGAGGACTTCCGTGCTGCCATGGAGCGAGCCAAGCTGATGAAGACCCCTGAGGGTCAGATGCAGGCTCGTGACTCTATGCCGGACTTTCCAGAATTCTGTGAAGACTATCTGGACACCAAGCTCTTCTGGCATCAGCTTCAGTGGTACGACATCCTCGAAGGCCGTGAGCCTCGGGATCTGCATCCTTCGCAGTACTACCACAAGGGTGACCCTGGGATGGTCATCGTCAACACTCCTCCCGAGCATTCGAAGTCGACAACGATCACGGTCAACTACACCACCTGGCGAATCTGCCAGGACCCGAACATCCGTGTGATCATCGTGTCTCAGACTCAGGAGATGGCTAAGCGGTTCCTCAGGGCGATCAAGGATCGCCTGGCTGGTGCCAACCCTGCGTACAAGAAGCTTCAGCTTCAGTTCGCCCCTGATGGGGGCTTCGACGCGAACAGCTCCTCCTGGACCGCTGACGCTATCTACGTGAACGCTGAAGCCCGTGACTCTGGTGAGGCTACGCCCACGGTCCAGGCTCTGGGTATGAACGGCCAGATCTACGGTAACCGTGCCGACCTGATCATCCTTGACGACACCGTGACGGGAAAGAACGCCCATGAGTTCGAGAAGCAGATCGACTGGATCCAGCGAGAGGTCATCAACCGTCTCTCATATCCTGGAGGGACTCTCCTTCTCGTCGGCACTCGTCTGGCGCCAGTTGAACTTTATTCTGAGATCCAGAAGCCTGAGTGGTATGGCCAAGACGAAGAGAGTCCTTGGACTTATCTCACTCAGCCCGCTGTACTTGAGTTCGCGGATGATGTTGACGACTGGAAGGTTCTCGCCCCGCTCACGAACCGGCCGCCTGTATCGCTGGGCGCACGAAGGCTTGTGGAGGCAAACGAGGATGGACTCTATCCATGGCACTCAGGACGCGCCCTAGCGCGTCGCAGAGCTACCTCAAGCCCTCAGAACTGGGCGATGGTCTACCAGCAGGAACAGGTGTCGAGTGACCAGATCTTCAAGACCGAGAACGTCATCGCCTCGATCGACGGCATGCGAGCCGCAGGGCATATGCAGCATGGAGCCCCAGGACATCGATCGCATGGTATGGACGGCCTTCACATCGTCGGCGGATTCGATCCTGCAATCACTGGACATTCGGCAGCCATCATCATCGGCATCGATCGTGCGACCGGTGTTCGTTGGGTACTTGATGTATGGACCCGAGCTAACTGCAAGCCTGACGACCTCTTCGACAAGATCAAAGAGTGGACCGTCAAGTACCACGTAAACGAGTGGTGCATCGAGAAGAACGCGATGAACCTGATGGTCACACAGAACCGAGACCTCCGGAACTTCCTCGGCACCAGAGGGTGCCTCTTGAGGGAGCACTTCACCGGCAACAACAAGAACGACATCGACTTCGGTGTTGCTTCCATGTCGATGCTGTTTGATGGTGCGACTGAGGGTAAGGGCCTGATCCGGCTTCCGAGCCGGAGCCAGGCGGAGGGAGTGAAGATGCTCGTGGAGCAGCTCACCACCTGGTTCCCTCAGACCAAGGGCAAGCAGGACACGGTGATGGCTCTGTGGTTCGCAGAGACCCGAGCACGCGAGCTTGTGAACCAGATCGAGTCCGTGTTCCACCTCTCGAATGAATTCCAGTCCGCCCGTGATAAGGAACGTCGTGTGACGGTTGACCTCGACTATCTCAGCACGGCCGCTTCTGCGGCCGGGAACTCCTGGTGGCAGAACTGATGAGTGCAGGCATGAGCCGGTTCGAACCGGAAGACATGACCGATGACGAACGTGCTATGTATCAGGAGTTCTGGGAAGATGTGCGCAGTGAGCAGCGCCTCAAGACGCTGGCTGTCCAGAAGGCCGACGAACTCATGACCAACAAACTCGGGTGGAACCCGCTAAGACAGGAGATCACCTGATGGATTACATATCTCGCTCTCAACTTGGCTGGCCAGCTTCGGCTGCCCCAGATCAGACTGATCCCGTGCTGGGATTCAAGATTCACTACGAGGGCACTCCGGTGCCCGAGGGTGCACACTCTAGTTGCGCTACCCGGTGGAACATGATCCGGAATTCGCACCTGGCAAACACGGCAGAAGGGTATTCGGATGTCGCGTACAACTGGGCTGTCTGCAACCACGGCACGATCTTCGAAGGTCGGGGCTGGGGTAAGCGGACCGGAGCCAATGGAAGCCAGACCCTTAATCGACCGCACAACGCCATTCTCTGGATGGGCGGCACCACTGGGGTCGTAACCCCTAGCGCTGCTGCTGTTGCGTCGATTAAGGAGCTGATCCGATATCTCCGCTCCAAGGGTGCGGGCAACGACATCAAGGGACACCGTGATGGTTACGCAACGGACTGTCCTGGCGATGCGATGTATTCCCTTGTGCACTCCGGCAAGCTTGAGCCGGGCGTACCGACTACCCCTAAGGATGACATGCAGCCTGTAGACGTTTGGGCCTACAAGGGCAAGAACGAGACCCGGGACGCTTACTGGTACCAGCGTGACACCAACGCTCTGGTTGGTAAGCTTCGAGCCGAGGTCGCCACACTGACCAAGCTGGTTCAGCAGCTTATCGCTAAGTAACGAGGGGGTGCTCATGGCGAGGTCCATCGAAGAAATCACACAACGCGTTGAGTCTCTTCGCCGTGCAAGCGCTGACCGCGACCAGCGTTGGAACAATGTTCACGACGTCCGCTCTGGCGATATCGACACAGTTATCCCGGGCAGTATGCCTGATGCATGGCCCCGTCCTATCGTTGCCAACCTGATCGACACGTCCGCTCGTGACACGGCAGAGGTGATGGGCACGATGCCCAGCATCAACTGCTCTACCGGAACGATGACGTCTGATCGCTCCAAGAAGTTTTCGTCCAAGAAGACCAAGGTCGCCAACTACTACGTTCAGGCTTCAGGCCTGAACGCTGGACGACAGATCGTAGCGGCTGACCACTACGGAACCTACGGCATGGTGCTGTATGTGATCGAGCCGAACTTCGAGGACAAGCGCCCGCACATCCGGGTCGAGAATCCGATGGGCGTGTATCCCGAGTTCGACATGTTCGGTCGGCTCAAGTCGTACACCAAGGTCTACAAGGAACCGGCGATCAGGCTGGTCCAGAAGTTCTCTCACATCCCCAATCTCCTCCGCCTCCTCCAGGGGAACAACACAGGACGCGGTCCTGAGGCTGGCTGGGCTGAGCGGGATATCGAGCTGGTGAAGTATGTGGACGATGAGCGCATGCTCATCTACATGCCGAACCACGGAAACATGACCCTGATGGCGGAGGAGAACTTCCTCAAGAAGGTCTACGTCTCCGTTGGTAAGCGTCCAGGCTACGACAACGAGATCCGTGGCGCTTACGACGATGCGATCTGGGTGTACCTGGCGAAGGCCCGCATGGCCCTTCTGGGCCTTGAGGCCACGGAGAAGACTGTTCGCGCTCCGCTTGCGGTCCCTCGGGATCTTCAGCAGATGACGTTCGGAGACGACGCGGTTCTCCGTACCGACAACCCGGATAAGATTCGGCGTGTGGGTATCGATGTTCCGCAGGC